GACGACATCGACGACAAGGTCATAGTGCGCAACCTGAGCAGGGTGAAGGAGGCGGTGGACTGGGTGCTTGAGGATCTCTATGGCGCCCTCTCCATCAAAGGAGGCCGCGTGGTGGTGGCAGGCAACCGCATACACCAGCAGTCGATACTTGCCCACCTGGTCGGCGATGTAGATCCCGAAGCCCCGAAGCGCCCAGGCATCACACATATAAAGGTGTACGCCTTCGAGACGAAGACGCACCGCAAGGCAGGCCCCGACAACGGCACACCCGCCTGGAAGGAGCGCTATACCAAAGAGCAGCTCCTCGCAAAGATGGAGGTGATGGGCTACCGGGCCAGCCGGAGGGAATACTTCCACGAGCATATCGAAGAGGGCCTCGTCTTTCAGAATGAATGGGTGCAGTGGGCGCGCCCCGGCAAGTATGACGAGATAGTGGTGTATTGCGACCCCTCGTTCAAGGGCACCAAAGACAACGACTATAAGGCCATCGTGGCCATAGGGCGCGATGGCAGGAACACCGACATCCTCAAGGCATGGGTGCGGCAGGCCAGCGTGGGCGCCATGGTAGGAGTATTCTACGATTGGTATGAGCACCTCGAAAGCACAGCCCGGTATTATATGGAGGCCAACTTCGTGCAGGATCTCCTGCTGGATGAGTTCACCCGCGAAGGAGAGAAGCGCGGCTACCAGCTACCCATCCGGGCAGACAAGCGCGCCAAGCCCGACAAATACACCCGCATCGAGAACCTTAGCCCCTTATTTGAACGGGGTCTTGTGCGATTCAACGAGCTGGAACGCAGCAGCCCCGACATGCAAACCCTCATCGCGCAATTCCTTGCCTTCCCCTTCGGCCACGATGACGGACCCGACGCCGTGGAGGGAGCTGTATATATGCTCCAGGGCCTTGCCCGGAGCTCCAACTTTTCACCCCGGGCCGGAAGGTACCGGATCAACAACAATCGCAAGCTATGAGCAACTGGATATCGAGCGCCGACTACCTGGCCAAAGTGACCAACACGCACCTCCAGCAGATCATCGAGGGCAATACCGACCGGCTCGACGAAGCGGAGACCACCGCCATTGCCGTGGTGAAGGATGCCCTTTTCCAGCGGTACGATACCGACGAGATATTCAGCACGTCGGGCGCCAGCCGCCCCGCACAGGTGGTGCGCTGGTGCGTGAACCTCGCGCTCTACTATCTGTATGAGCGCATCCCCGACAAACTCATACCCGAGCGGGTGGTACAGAACTACGAGCACACGCTCGCGGTGATACAGGATATCGAGGACGGAAAGAAGAGCGTGGACCTGCCCAACAAAACGGACGACGACGAGGAGATCATCACAAAATTCAAATGGGGATCGAACACGGCTCGTGAACACGAACCCTGAACCCATTTAAGTAGTATTTAACTAACCCGGCATTGAAAGATTTTGTTTCAGTAGGGTGAATGTATATGTTTCAAAAAATCGTGGCTTAAAACGCCTTATTTCATGGCAACTACTTTTAGAAACATTTTGGACAGCACGATGAAGCTCTTCATCAGGGAAGACGATCCCGGGGTGATGAAGCAAAGCGCGGCAATGATGCCCGGCAGGAAAAGCCTGCTGACCAAGCTCAAGAAGTATTACAGGGCCCGCGTGGAGCTGGAGCTCAAGAAATGGAAAGACGCTGTGGCGCAAGCCGAAGACCCTCAAAGGCCCCTTCGCACCGCCCTGCTCGACATATACCACCGAGCCATGGAAGATGACCACCTGCTCTCGCAGGTGCGCACAGCTCGCTTCACCGTGCAGATGGGAGCCTTCGAGATAAGGGTAGGAGACACGCCCAACGAAGACCTGGCCAAGCTGCTACAGCGCCCCTGGTTTGACGAGTACATTCAGCATGCAGTGGACAGTGAACTCTACGGCCACAGCCTGGTGGAGTTTCACCCGGAAATGGTGAACGGCGAATTTCAGAAAGTATTCCTCGTGCCCAGGGAGCATGTGCGCTCCGAGCGCGGGGAGGTGGTGATATACACCTACGACGAGAAAGGGCTGCCATACCGGGAAGGCGCGCTCAGCAGATACCTGGTAGAGATTGGCGAACGGTGATCCGGAAAGAATATGCCCTCTCCGACTGGAGCCGCCGGAATGAAAAGTATGGCATGCCCTTCCTCGTCGTACAGACGCAGAGCCGCAATGAGAAAGAGCTCAATGAGAAAGAAGACATGGCGGCCAACTTCGGCGCCAACGCCTGGGCTATCCTCGACGACCAGGACAAGATCACGATGATGGAGAGCAACCAGAGCTTTGCCTACCAGAGCTTCAGGGATTACGCTGATTGGGCAGACAAAGCGATCTCCATTCTCATCAACGGCCAGACGGGCACCACGGAGGAAAAGAGTTTCGTTGGCTCGGCAGAGGTGCATGAGCGTATCCTCAACACCTACACCAAGGCGCGCATGAAGCGCATCCAGTACCATATCAACTTCGAGCTGCTGCCTTTCCTGCGATCGCACGGCTACCCCATACCCGAAGACGCGGAGTTTCAGTACCTCGATCTGGAGGAGGAACAGCAGGCCGACCCGATGCCAGACAACATGGACCAGCCCGACAACCAGGCGGCGGCCCCCGATCCTCAGCCCAGTGAACCTCAGCAACAGAGGCTTCATCTGAAAAAAAAAAGCGAAGATATGACCGCCCTGTATCAGGGCTTTATACACTGCTGCTCCGAGCATGAGCATCTTCCCGGCGTAACCCTTGCCATCGACATCGGCAGGATGATGCGCGAAGCCATCCGGCGAGTGTACGACAAGAAGGTGCAGGCCGGAGATCTGGATGCAGACCTTTGGCGCAACACGGTGACGCAGCTATGGGAAGGAGTGCAGGAGGGTTGGGGCCCCGCCGCCCAGGAGGTAGCCTACGAAAGCCCGAGTGCGGAGCTCCTCCGCCAACTGCGAAGCAACCTATTCGTTTTCGCAGCCTTCAAGAACCATGCACACACCGCCGACTTGGTCGGCCTGCTCACCGATCCGGCCACCGGGCAGGTGCGCAGCTGGGAGGAATTCAGGGACCTGGCCAAGCCGATCACCGGCAATTATTACGAGCAGTGGCTACAGGCGGAGTATAATACTTCCGTAGGCACCGGCCAGATGGCGAAGAAATGGAAAGACTTCGAGGCCAATGCCGACATCCTTCCCTACCTCCAATACAAGACGCAACGCGACGGCCGTGTGCGTCCGGCGCATGCGGTGCTGGATGGCACTACCCTTCCGATGGATGATCCCTTCTGGGATGATTACTACCCGCCCAACGGATGGAACTGCCGGTGCAACGTCATACAAACGGCAGGCCCCGAGAAGCGCAACGACCTCGAACCCAACGAGGAGCAGACGCCGGTAGCGTTCCGCAACAACCCGGGCAAGACCGGCCAGGTGTTCAGCGAACAGCATCCTTACTTCGAGACGGCCACGCCGACAGCCAAGCGCCGCATACTCGAGGCCATGAACAAGCTGCTGGTGGATAGCGACATCTACGACACGGCATACAAGAGCACACGCACAGGCGCGGAGCTGGAGGTGCACGTGACGCACAACACGCCCGAGACGGCCCGGCATATCGAGATAGGAAAAAAGCTGGCCGACGCGGGGATATCCGGAAAGCTCATGCCCGTAGACCGTACACCCGGCGCCAACAACGTCGACTTCTTTCAAGACCCCTCAAAGTTGTGGGAGCTCACCAGCCCGGCAAAGGGATACGGCGCTATAGACAAAGCCCTCCGGCTGGCCGCCCGGAAGACAAAGTATGTAGTGATAGATCCGGCAGAAGGCACCAGGAAGGGAGACATATTGCACGCAGTGATGAGCCGGAAGAAGGATCTGAAAGGAGTGATCGTGATCTGGAAGGGAGGGACATGGGAGCCCCTCAAATAAAAATGGGGCGTATCATGCCCCTTGCGTCGGCCTACCTTTTCAGATCAGCCGGGACAAAGATACATATATATAACGTATAGAACAATGGCACTCGAATCTTTTTTCCTTCCCATCCTGCTGGTGATCG